CAGCCCTCATAAAAAGAATTATCCTCTTCTCCATCTGTTATGTATTTGAATATTACTTTCAATATATTCTGCAATCTCAAATTTTTGTCTTTCTTCAGGTGGATAATTCATAAACCATTCAAACTTAGCTAAGTTGTTGTGAATTTGATCTTGTTTCCAAGCCTCAAATTTAAGCAACTTCGACACTTCTTCTCGAAGTTTTACTTCCTTATCATCTAAGATTTCTATTTCATTACCATCTTCATTAACTAATGGTGCTTCATTCAAAGATTTTTCATATTCTTCTGCATCAAAGTCAGTTCCATCATCTTCCTTTTTTTGACTTGCATCTTCGATAATCTGAAGTGTTTTTGAAATAAGATTTAGATGACCTGTATCAGATTCATCAAATTCAGCTTTAAATTTTGCACCCTCTACTATCCAACTCGGACTAGGTTTACCACCAGTAAAAATACTGGTGATGTAAGTACCATATTTTGGGTTGAAAAATTTACTTAACTCACCCATATCGCTTTGTGTTTTAAATGAAAAACCTTGTCCATTTGGTTTAGGATCAAAGACTTTTGTGATCTCGCACTCTATCATTTTATTCTCCTTTAAAAAGTTTGATTATTTGTTGTTTAAAGTTTTCATCATTATAATAAAAACTATTAGTATCAGGATAAGGAAACATATTTAACCAGTCTTGTTTTGTTTTACAAAGACTGTCTATTTTTTCAATCCAAGACATATTTCTTTTCATTATTTCCCAGCCCTCCGCTAATTCTTTTTGTGGTATCTCATAATACTCACATTTTTTATTTGTTCCATATAAAAGAGCAAATCTTCTTTTTTTACCAGATAACCCCCAATAAAATGCTTGTTGTCTTATCCAATTAGTTTTTGGAATATTATATGGTGGCATGGTTTTTGGTGCTTTTATATCAACAGTAACATCGTTAAATGTAAAGTCTGCTAAACCATAACAATTAAACGCACCATAAGTACCATAAAAAGGTTCTTGAAATTTTTTAATTCTTTTAAGTTGTCTTTGTTCTAATTCATGAGCCATGAGTGAAGCCGCATCAGCACACCATTGATAATATTTTGGATCAATTCCGTTTAGCTTATCCCATTTAAGATCAACGTACTTTCTTAATTGACTATGAGTGGGTGATCTATGGAGTATAAACCGCACAGACGATTCAACACAAATTCCTCTAAATATATGATCGTTTGGAGGTGATTTAATTCCAAATATCCTATATGCCATTTCTTTTTCTCTTGAGTCACCTGAAAATCCATTTACTGAACTTGGTGAATGTCTATAACCAATTGATTGTAATACTGACACCTAATAATCCTCCAATTATTATTATTAACAAAATAGTTTTACCATAACTTGATAAGTATGTGTTATTTTTTTTCAATTCTATAACCCTCGTCAATCTGTCTAAACCACTCGGATAAATCATAGTTTAACACTCCTACAGCTTTTTCATAGGGAATATCTTCATACCAACCATTTTTGTATAATTTTTTGAGAACTCTATGAAATGCGGCATTATCAAAATGGTCAAGAGAAGCCATTCCTTGCCTATGCCTTTTTTCTAAAGAACTATATTCTCTCCTAGTTAATAAAACACTATAAAACTCAACATATCCAGTCGGCATCAAAACCCTCACTTTCTATATCTATCTTTTCACATTCAAAACATAAATCTTCATTTGTTACTTCATCGTGATCGCATCTTGCCCCACATTCTTTACATACAAATATTGGATCACCTGACATCTAATTCCTCCGCTATATCTTCTAATAAAAAAATACCTTTTTCAATTTCCCATGAACACCAATCAGATTTGACATATTTTATTTGAGTAAAAAGCATAAGTATCAAGCACAAAGCAATGATAAAATCTAGTATAGTTGAAATTACTCCCATATCAATACTTGATGTCCTCTACCCTCAAGACACTTTTCCATAATTATTTTATAATTATCAGGTGCTTTTGGTGTAAGATTTAGAAATCTAATCCTAGTTACATTGTAAACTTTTTTACTAACTTCCCATACTGGATTAGTGTTATCTTCAGCTATCGCTTTACAAGTGTACATATCATCATGTTGTCTTTCAGCATTGTGCGGAATATTACCTGATCCGCCTCTGCTATCAATGATGGGTTTTACCGAGCAACTTGTCAATAATACCATCAGGATCAAACTCAATGTTATTTTCTTCATTTAGTACCTCCTTACTAATTTTTAAAAAAACTTGATATTCATTATCCACTAAATGTTTGATTATTTCTTTGTTATGTAATTTTTTCTTATTTGTTTCTTTAGTCTTTCTAACTACTAAAGGGTGTTCTATTTTTGCGTACATTAATCTTATACAATCAAGTTTATAGTTTATGTCCCTTAATTCTGTATCAGTTAGATTAATTGCAAAATATTTCCAGCCATTTTCTCTTGGTGTATGTTTTTTCAATGTAAACCTCCTATTATGTATGTTCTTCTCTTATCTAAATAATTTAGAACAGCCACAACAACAATCACAATCACCTCATTAGCTGGTGTTTTTTCACATGAAAAAATCAAATCTTTATTACTTGTAGATTCTATCGTTATCATAATGCCCTCTGTTATTTATGAAAAATTATTTGAGTTGTTAATATTTGTAAAGCAAAAAATATTGACCTTGATTTTTCGCATTTTATAAAGGGTT